AGAAGATGGAGGTTGTCATCGAGGCCGGGCACCTCGGACCGGTGAAGATCTTTGCTGAGCGGCACCAGGCCCGCCACCATAAGCACAGCCACTACTTTTGGGTGGCCTACCGAGCGGAATTCGCCACGCCCACCTAGCCGAAGCATAGAATGCCCGCTAGGAGGTGGGTTCTATGTGCTCGCACTACCAGACGATCAAACAGTTCGATAAGCTGCGCCGTCTCTTTCCTGGGCTCATGGACCCGGCCGACGCGTGGCGGCCGGACATGTGGCCGAAATACCCCGGGCTGTTCATTCGTCGTCCGCCGGAGCTGGAGTCTGGGGACGAGGCGGTACCGCCGCTCGAGGCAGTCGTAGGGCGGTGGGGGCTGGTGTCGGCCATGACCAAGCCGGACGGCCTACCGAAGGCGCTGAAGCTTTCCACCTTCAATGCAAGGTCGGAATCGGCTGCCCGCTCCTTCACTTTCGGCAATGCCTGGAGGAAGGGGCAACGCTGTCTGATCCCCGCGGAGAGCTTCTTCGAGCCGGATTGGCGGTCGGGCAAGGCTGTGGCCACTCAGTTCACCCGGGCGGACGGCGAGCTGATGATGATCGCCGGCTTATGGGACAGATGGAGGGACGAGGCCGGCCAGGTCAGGGAGAGCTACACGATGCTGACCATCAACGCCGATGTGCACCCTCTCCTTCGCGACTACCACCGGCCTGGGGATGAGAAGCGGATGGTCGTGATCCTGCCCGAGGGGGCGTACGAGGCGTGGCTCAACATTGATCCCGAAGAATCCACTGCGGTCCTAATACACTACCCGGCGGACAGACTGGTCGCCATCCCGACCGTTGATGAAGGATGACCAAAGACTCGCCTCCAATGTTTCCCCGCCCAACCTTAGGTCTTCACTTCACCCGTAAGAGAATGTAAATTCCATCAACCATCAGACCATAGGGAGACTGCAATGGGGGAAGCACGGTGGAGGCGTCAACACGATCCCAATTACGGGAAAGCACCTAAAACCGCTTCGGAAGAACAGCAACGTAGCGAATTAACACCGAAGCATGGAATTGTTATTTCACCTCCTGTTGAAGTAGACATAGAAAATAACCACTTACATTTAGCGTCGACTGCATTAGATCCCTTTGAACTTCGTTTCGCGTTATTGTTTTGGGATAAGCTAGTCTGGCCTCAGAATAGAATCATTGATATAGAAAACGGACCAGACGCCGACTTTCTTATCAGCGCTGGCGTTATGCAGCGCCCAGACTTTACCCCGGCTAATTTTTCGGGAGAACTAGCGACAGTATACGCACAAGTACAACTCGATGCTTTTCGGGCATTTGAGGACCTCCAACCGGGGTATTGGTCGCTCGCTCAGGGAGAACACACATTCAACTTGCTCTCTCAAGAAGCAGATAAACACCGTGGGGTTTTGGTTACCCTACACCGCGCCGTTCCTATTCCCACAGGGGATGTACCCCTTGCTGAAATTCTTGAGTTCAAAGAGCGACGATCAGCAGAGCTCCTACGCTTTCGAGACGAAATCGAAAATCTTTATCTAAACGTCGCCAATGCTGCCGACCAAACTATGGCATTACGTCGCGCGATTGAACGAATAGATTCAGCATGCACTGACTTAATAAAAGTTCAACGAGAATGGAAGCTCAAATCGCTCGCAGCCAGCATGAATTTTTCCGTAAACGGGCGTGAATTTTTTACTGCGACAGGAGCACTTATTGGGGCGTTTTGCGGAGAACCGATTAGCCTTACTAGCGTAGCGAATTCGCTTGCCGGCGCCATACTGACAAATGTCACATTCTCGGTTGGCACTGCGATTCTTCGTAACAAGGACAACCCTTACCGATATGCAGCACTGGCCCATAAAGAATTAATGGTCGTTGGAGATTAATCCCAGTAAGACAGCGGCAGGGATAGCACAAAGCCACCACGGGTCAGCGTTGCCGAAATAAACCGCGGCTACAACTGCTCCATAGCAAGCAGAAGGCCCGTGGTACAAAACCTTTCGATCAGAAGATTGCAACCTATTTGATCTCATTGTTGAAGAGCGTAAGTAGGGACCCTACGAATCCCTGTAAGCCCACTAATCCGACGCCGAGCCTATCAGCCTCCTCCGCCACCTCGACATATCGGTCGATGCACTCGCCGACCACGAGCCGCAGCACGGCGGCGTTGTTGGAGGTTCCATCCAACTCGGATCCGGTGCCGGTATTTTCGGTGCCGGGATGACGACTGGCGGTGGCGAGTTGCTCGCGCAGCCGGTCACGCTCAGCACGAGCAGAAGCAGCATCCTGCGCAATCTTTGTCTCGCGGACACGAGATTCTGTTCTGACATTTTCGACAGCCTCCTGCATTCGTTGCTCGATTTCTCTGGCCTTTGCCTCCGCGCGCCGGGCGACATCGGCGAGCCCTGCTCTCTCCTCCGCCCACCCCTGCTCCATTCGGGCTATCCGGGCTTCGTAGCGCCAGCCCTGCGCGACCCAGACGGCCAGAGCGGCGACCGCAGCCACGGCTCCATATCGAAGCCAAGCGGGCACGGATAGCATGGTCATGAACCCACCTCCTCTAGCGCCAGCGCGTAATACCGGCCCCACTTGGCGCGCAGGGCGTCCCGCTGGGCCGGTGTTCCCCGGCTGTACGCTCCTGGGCGCCACGTCCTCAGATACAGCTGCCATGCACCATCGACATCCCCTATGGCCGGGAGGCGATAGGGTTCCGTCCACAGGAGAAGCCGGGCAAAGGCCGCCGCCAGGACGTCGTCATGCTCCAAGGCCGGATGGACGGATGCGGCAACAGGGGGAATCCGCCTGGCATCACAAAGCCCGTAGGCATGGTCTCGGCTGGCAGGATGGGTCAGAACCCCTCGCACCCCGCCCCCGCGCTCGAATTGCCAGAGCCCCCGCGCCGGGCCTTCCTGCAATTGCCGCCGATAGCGGAAATCCGCCTCCTGACCACAGATCGCAAGCAGAATCAGCGCAGCCGGTGCGGAGCCCATCTTGGCGGGCAGTTCATCCAGTGCAGGCCTGATCGCTGTGTCGAGAACTTCACTCGGCGTCATTCATCCCTCCCAAACCGGAAGCTGATGACGCGCCGCACGACGAGCTCCAGAACCTGTTCGCCGAGAATCCCCATACCAGCTGCCGCCCCCAGGAGCACCGGCATCGGCGCGTCAGGCCACTGCACCAGCAGCACCCCCGCGACCATGGACAGCGCCCCGCCGAGAATGGCCCGGCCGAGCACAATTCGCCAGGTCAGCGGCTCCTTGCTTGTCAGAGCCCGCCCGACAGCCACAAGTGCACCGATGCCAGCGAGCCACGCGATTGTCTTCTCCCAGTCATTCATGCAGACATCCTTTGGGGCATCCCTTGTGCCTCCAGTGAAAGAAAAAAGCCCTGCACGCAGCAGGGCTCATACAGCTCAGAGCTCAGTTCGCAGGTCCTAATGCGCTCCCAGGGCTGGCCGCGAGGGCCACTGCACCAACATCGGATACCCGGGCTGCTGCGGAATGTCGCGCAATGCTTGGCGATAAGCTGCCCATTCTGCGGGGACGGGTTCTCCTCGCTCCAGCGAGCGCGTAACGATCCAATCTGTTTCTGCGAGCTCTCGGTCCCGGCGCGCACGGACCGCCATCGAGCGATAGTCGGGCGTATGGGCTGGAATCAACGCCGACAGCGCAGGCGTCGGCAAATAGCTCCACGCCCCGTTCATAAACACCCGTATCTGCCCATCCACAAAAGGAGGCGGCTCGGAATCAACGCAGTCATTCGGAAAGAGCCAGTTCCCGTCCTCGTCGCGATCGGCCTCGCCCAGTATGACCTCACCCGCATAAGCACCGGTCTCGTCGACTCGATAAACCTTTAAGGTCTCCATGCGTTCCTCACAGGCTGTTATGCCGCTTGTACACACCAACCGAAAGCGTTCCGCTCGCCAAATCCACCGCTGATCCTGTCTCGTTATGAATGCGAACAGCGACACTATCGTCATCATTGACCTGTGCGTTCATGATGAGTCCTTGCAGATCTCCGGAGAACGAAGCCACGACAAAATCGCCTTTGCGGGCACCAGGGACGGGCACCGTCGTGGTCACCCCATTGCCTGAGGCTATGTTTGGCGGATCGTAGGCAACGGCATTGAACATATCGAACTGATGATCCAGCACGTAGATCGCCAGGTCCGAAAGAGGAAAGTTTCGGGCGACCGACATGAAATTCGTCAGCAAGACCGTCACGTAACCGGGGGCGGAGACGTAGGCCGATAGGAGCACTTGCCCCAAACCGCCGGTCGCCGTCACGCCAAACGCAGCAACGACGAAGTCGCCTAACTGGGCCTCTGGAACCGCGACGGTGGTGGATTGCTGTCCGCCAGATGCAATAGAGGGCGGATCCCACTGCGTGCGGCGCACAGCTCGAATCTCGTCTGGATCAAACGCCCGCCAGCGGAATCGCCCGGCCGACAGGTTCACATCACCGGCGGTTTCGTTGATCACGCAGCCAACCCCTTGCGCGTGACCACTGGACTTGTAGGCCGTCACGAAGCAGCCGCTACCGTAGCTGGTGAGCGACGCCAAGAACGGCTCGGCATATGCCAGCTGGAATTCGGGCAAGTCAACGGTCGCTGACGTTTTGTCCGCCAACGTAACCGCGGCGAAATCCACACCGCGCACGTTAAACTTCGGACGCGACCGCCGCGCATTGGTCGACACGTAGGTCGGCTTATCCCACTGAATGACAGAATCAGCCGTGTCGGCAATGGAGATGATCCCGCCAGGTGCATTCACTGTCGGATGATCGAACCGAATGTCGTAGAACCGAGCCCCCGCCAAGACTTCGATCGCATTGCTTGTCGAAGACGTACCTGCAATATTCCAGATGTATTGGTCTCTGAAGACAATGCTGCGGCTTTGGGTCGCCGCTGCATTGAAGGTCATTACGCGCTGGCCGCCCGCGCCGCCATCCGCACCGCAACTGGATTTGCACCCGTAGAATTGCAAATTCACGCCCTGGAAGAACTGCAAAGCGACACCCGCATCCGTTCCGTTTCCTCGTGCGCTCCCCTTTCCGATTTCGCTGTGACAGCGTATCAAGACGGTATCTGCGACATTTCGCGATTCCATGCTGTTCGAAGCACCAAAGCGCCATCCGACCTCCGTCGAATAGACCTTCACTGCGTCGAAGATCGCTTCAATTACCCCGGCAAGCCATATGCCGACCGGGATAGGAAGGCCGGTGAGCGTGTTGTTCTGCCCAGTAATCGTGATATCTCTGAACGATGGTCCGACGCTGTACGAGGTACCGCCACCAGAGGACAGCTCAATGACGGCGCGCGCAGGGCGACCCTGAATCAGGGCTCGCATCCGCTCAACGGTATAGTGGAAACACCCCGCTTCGATCCACAGAAAGCTGTTGCAGACCGCGGACTCGTCCATTCTCAACAAGAGGTTTTCTACGCGGTGCCCCGCTCGAGTAGAGTTCGCATTGCCACTATCTCTGCGACCAGAAAGAATCTCAATCGCGTTTCGAGTGACATCAGTTCCCGTGTACAAGAGGTCGGTCGCGTAGGTTCCCTCGCCCACGAGAATCGCACCAGCACCAAATGGATTTCCACTTCCATAGATGGGCAGTGTGGAGTTGAATCGGAACGATCCGTCATTCAGCCCAACCGGGCGAGTCGCCACCTCCAACGCCGCTCGAATAGCGACCCCGTCCAGCTCGAACTGCATTACCTCGGCAGGGGTGCCCATGTTGGCAATGAATGGGTAGTGCGCCACCGCTTGCCCGTAGCTTGCAAACTCATCACCCAACGTACGGCTGACTCCGTCACCCATTGCGCCAAAATCTCTTGCCGTTAAAGGGCTGTCATGCTGCATGCGCTTCATGACATCGCGTAAGATCGCCCCTTGAAACGGCTGCATGAATCCGACGAACTTGCCGCCATCCGCCTCAGACAGCTGCTGCCTCAGCGCTCCATCGCCCACCGAAACAAACAGCGTTGACTCTTCGGACCACACTCCAGTTGTCGTGTAGGGCAGCTCAAGTGCGGCAGATGCACGGTACAGTTCGCCGTCGTATCTGAACACTTGGTTCCGAGAGGTTAAAACTAGCCCTTCGTCGTAGTCTCCGAGATCCTCATACCCCGAGTTAAGAAGAAACTGCTGAAAGTCGTCATTGAATTTCTCTTGCTGGCGCTCGTGCCGTTTCTCGATGCCGTGCCATGTCAGCCGGGAGCGGCCAAAACGATCCTCCCACTCCTCGTTCTCCAGGTCATTCTCGCGATGGTCCAGATTCTCAGCGTTGTCGAAGAGATCCTTCGGCTCTGTGCTCCCGAGAGGGTTGCGAGTGTGATAGGTCGTCATTCCAGTACTCAATAAAAAAACCGCCCGAAGGCGGCTTGTCCGGATTGCTGAACTTCAGCTGGGAGTGTTGTCGTCGTCCGCGTACACGCGGTCGTCGTAGTTAGTTGCGCTGACGGAGACCTCGTCCGTGCCCTGAGGCCGGATCTCGGTTATCAGCGCCGGGTATGTCCACCGCTGTAGCGTGCCGAAGTACACATGGGGAGGTTCCTGCGACAGCGTCACCTCGGGCCACGGCTGCGGAATAGGGGCGATTACCTCGTACGGGGTCGATCCTGGGCTTGCCGCAAACGGCCCCACCAGCTTGCCGTCTTCGTCCCGGTAGGCCACCACATGTGACTCGCCCTCCTCCCACTCGAGCGGCTCGGATACCCGCAGCAGCGCCCCGTCATCGTGCGGGTCGATCGCCAGCAGGATGGCCGACTGCCCATAGCCTGGCGTGTCGTCGATCAGCGGCACATAGCTCAGATACCTTGAGTTCAGGGCGTCCATCTCCGTGCCGAACTGGTAATCCCAGCGGCGATATCGGAGCGCCCGTCTGCGACGCATCCCGATGCGCCATGCGCGGGTACGGTCGGTCACGGTGTCGAGCTTCACGCGCTCAATCTTGACCGCCGTGTCCCCGGGCAGCAGGCACTGCACCACGTCTTTGGTCCACGTGTCCGCGTTCATGAACTCCACCTCGACACCGTCGGGGTCGTCCACGCGAATCGAACGGAAGGTACGCGCCAGAGGGTTGGTCATGTTTTGGGACGAATAGGCCTGCTCGAAAACCGTCCTCGGCTCGTCCCGAACCGGCCGGATCTGCCCTCCCTCAATCGCAAGCTCGGCCATGCCCGCCTCGAGCACCTTGGCTAGGGCCTCGCGTACCGTCGTTTCGTCGAAAACGAAGTCGGCATAGTCTCCGCGTGCTGACCAGATACCGTGCAACCTCTGCAGTTCGTCCATGTCGATGTCGGCATCCGTGTAGCCGATTGACTGGGC